ATCGTCACCATCATATGTCATCACATCTACATTGGCAATTCCACGATCATCTATTGCTTTTAATTTTAGTGTTGTACCAACAAATGCAGTTTCTTTACCCGTAACAACAACATCTCCTATCGAAATCTTATTATCTGAAAGTAAAGAAAAAGACACAATTTCATTTACTGTTGGTTCCGTCACCAAACCACTGACAGTAACTTTCACTACAGTTGGTGAAATTGATGATTTGTATTTACCGACAGAAGTTCCTGCGGCAGTTGTTGTATTTGAAATTCTTTCTAATGGATTTCTTACTATTCCATAGAAATTTATACTACTTGGTATAGATATGTCACTATTTGCCAGTTCAGTCAGTGAAATTCTTGCACTAGTTGATACATGTCTTGCATCTAGTGTCTTTACTGGATCAATTCCTAGACCATCTACTTCATCTAAATTTAATTCTATTGACGATACTAGAGTAGACGAACTTATATTTTTCAAAACACCAGAAGGTACTTCTAAGTGAAAATCTTTATAACCAGATCCTCTATTTGTTAGTTCGATTCCTTCGATTACATATTCACCTAGAGAATTGACATAGGTTTTCAAATTAATAGTTGCATCTGTTCCTGTGCTACTTGTTATAGTCAACGATGGATTTGCAGAAGTAGTATATAACTCGCTTTCACTATAACTGCTTAAATCTATTAAGCAAGAAATTACTGCACCATCTTCAACACCATTTTCTGCAAAATAATACAACCAATAATAAGGAGATGCAGTCGAAAGTATGCTTCTATCAATCAAATCTTTAACTTTTGATTGTGTTGTTGTAATTGATATTGTACTATCGGGAGTATAAGAACCAAAGAATTCAGAAACATATACACTTTCGGGATCTTGGAAGAGCATATAGCACTGGGAACATGTCATGTTTGCTAATGTAGCATATAAATCTCCCTGTGCATAAACTGTATCAGAAATAGAACTAGCTGGAACTCTATAGTTTTCTTTGAAATATACACCGCAATTTCCAGTATTTGTTGGTACTTGGTCACAAAAATTAGAAAGTTCACCATATTGACTCAGAGATTCATCTTCTGAGAAATCATCTAAGGAAACAACGGGAATCCAATTTGTAGACACAAAACGCAATAAGGATGGAGTTATCTTAAATAAAGCCAGCCATTCATATCCATCTTCATATCGAGATACACCATATTCATGGTTAGGTATTGAAGTTGAAGCATTTTTTGTTTCTAAATCTTTTCTATTCAATTGATTGTTTGATATACAAAGATAAACAATCCCGTGTGTTTTATTATAAACATAATATTTGGAAGAATTAGTAGTTATTGATGACCAAGGAACGTAAACATTACTTTTTGCCCATGTGTAATTCGGAATAACTGCAACTGTATCTCCTCTGGAAATTTTATATGCAATTTCAGAGTCCTTCCACATAGTAAGTGCAGCATCATTTGTATCATTTGCTTGAATGGTAGATTGTGTAGATCCTAGCAACAAGTAAAGTTGTTCCTTGGTTGCTATTCTATTTAAATATGTTTTAACTGAATTTGATTTTTTTTCTGCCATTTTAATCTCGTATTAGGAGCCGCAACTAATAGGGGTACAAGTTACTCCCTCGTTTGGACTAGTAAATCCACCAATAAAACACATTGTAAAAAAGTCAAATATATTTATATCATCAAAACGATATATATCCTGCGAACTATTCCAATTTGGGAATCTATATGTTGGTCCGGTGAACCCCAAAGTAAACCCAGAACTAAACCCATCACAACAAGTAAGACCATACAGGGTAATTCCTGTCATAGTTCCGACTACTGTACTATAAGTTGTGCCTAATCTATATGGTGTATAGTTTTTGAGAACAGGAAACTCACAAATCAGATTGGTATCTTCGCCCTCACCCGGTCCTGCATAATCAGAAATTTCTTTCTCAAAAACCACCCTCAATCCTGCAGGATGTAGGACTTCTTTGTACATATCCACATATACATCTTGGTCTAATCCCGTCTTGAGTAGATACGAGAAATCTTGTATCCAATCGCTATCCTGTAATCTTGCTAAATTTAAAGAGCTACCACCTAAATTATTGATAGATGAATAGTTTCCGGTATCTCCACCAAAGGAAAAAATATCATTATAAAACTTACCACCGTTTAATCTTAAAATATTTTCTTTTGGAAAATATATTTTAATATTATTCTCATCTACCTCAAATAGAGTTTTAAAGAAATAGATGATGGAATCTACATTTGTCTTTCTTAAATAAAGATTCTTTCGTATATCTTTGATGAATCTTTCAAATGATGCATCTGTTACATTATCAAGAACGGTTTCCTCTACCCCCGGTACAAAGGAAAACAAAAATCTTTTATAGTATTCTCTCTTGGTTTTTTCTATATCAATTAGATCTATAAGTGCCTGGGATAAATCATATTGAGCACCGCCGTCAAGATCACAATACAGCCAGTTGTAGTATTTCTGTAAAAAATCAAAAATACTTATTGGTGTGGTTTCTCCGTTGTTTATTCTTTCTTGTTTTTCGTAAACAACCCACAAGGGAACATACCGACTGATATCAAAATTAGTTCCACAGAATTGAGAATTTAGAGAGTAGTTAAAATTTGGATTTTGAATAGTATCGACAGGGGTTTTAGGTTTGTTTGTGGTTGTTCCTACTGATTCAATTTCACCTCTAGTATTGTAAAAAATATCCAAATCATATAATTCGGAAGCAATTGCTGTTGACAGCGTTTGTATCGCGTGATTTATATTTTTAGGATTTGGATTGATTACAATCATGTTATCGATATTCCTTCTTGATAGATATTTACTATATTGTTTAATGTAGAATTGAAATTCTTATTTTTGAAAGGAAGTGTCAAAATATATGAAGTCTGTGCAATATCGTAAATCTCAATTGTGCCTTTAGAAATATTTACTCTTCCAAAATCACCCTCAATTTCGTTTCCTGTTGTAGTGAATGCTCGTAGTGGAACAAAAGAAGTTCTGGATGAAGTTTGGTTTACTTTAATTCTTAATGTTCCAGAAAGTCCATTCTTGAATACAAAAGTAGAAGTAATATCATAATCATCTATTAAGTTTGCTTTAATTTCATTTCCGAACGAATAAGAGTATTGACCATTCGATGGACTTTTTGTTTCTCTAAAATATAATTCAACCGAATCTGAATTTAAACTAACAGAAGATAAATTGCTATCTGTTTGTGTTTTTATATCAGTAAAATTTAAATTTAAGTTAAAAATATTGTTTTCAAGAAAATTATTACTTACATACGTTTTAACTTCTTCTAATTTTCTTTCTCTGTCATTTTGACTTGCAAATCTATTATCATAATTAAAAGAATATTTCATGAATAAATTGAATTGTTTTGGTTCAACATATTCTGGTAAAATGGTTATAACACATCTCTCTTTCAAGAAATTTAAAATATCTTGAATTATAGTTTGTGAAGTACCGGGTCTTAGAGAAACAAATACTCTTCCGTATCTAGGAGGATATAATTCTTCACCACCAAATACAGAAAATTCATTTGTGCTATTTACCTTTTGTGCTTCAATTAAAAGAGCCTTTATGTCATTTTTAGTTACTGCTCGACCCTGTGCAGAAAATAATTTTGGTGCTAAGAATTTAATTAAATCTAAAGACGGTTCATCTAGACCACCTTCTGAAGAATTGACCAAATTGACAACCAAATTACCATAAGTAAAATTGGGATTAGTTACATTAAATATAAAAATACCATTTGCTTTAGAACCACTTGATGTCAAATATCTTATTTTTATCATATCACGTTGTTCTAATGCTAATCCTAATTGATTATTTTTACCAAATTGTATTGCAAAACCATCACTAAGTCTTTCAACAAAATATATTTTTTGATCTACATCGTAAGGTGAGCCTATATTCGAAGAAAGTTTCCATTCATAGAAAGAAGATTCTCCGTCTTTTTTAATCTCAACCTTCAGAGTAGACAAATCTACATTTTTGTTTAGTATATAATATTTTTGTTGAGTAAGATCAACTATAGTTTGAACATCGAAACCATCACCCTGATTGTCTAGATAAACTAATTCTTTTCCTTCATATATTTCTATTTCTGCTGCGCCGTCCACATTGACATTATAATCTTCTAATGTATAAAAAGTATAGTTGACGCCATCTGAAGTTATTGCACTAAATGTCTGGTGTTTACCTATGACGGTAGGTGTTACTCCCGTTAGTATCAATTTAGACTTTGATGTGGTTGGACCAGGTACGGTATAACCGAGGGGTTTAACTAATGAAATTATAGAATCTACTCTCTGTGCAGAATCTAAAAACATTTCACTAGAAACCATGTTCATGTAATATGCATAATAGAATGTATTATATGCTAAGAGATTTATTAAGGTCTGCATCGCAGAACCCTCAAATGCATAATCTTTAATTACTGGTTGTTGTTTTAAAAAAGAAGTAAGATTAGATTTTATGCTATCAAAATCTAATGCTCCTAATTGTGGTGGTGTGTTTGGATATGTCATTAACGAGTCCTCTCAATACTTAATTTTATGCTATCTATTTTCTCAAAACTTTTAATTTCGTATATTATTTCTATATCCACGTTGAAATTTGTACTTTCTATTATCACATCAGTGACGTTAACTCTATATTCATATAGACCAACTATGTTTGCTATATGTACTTTATATTGTGCCAATTGTGAATCAATAATATTTTCAAACAATAGATCGTAGATATATCCAGTAAAATTCAAATCAAATGGTCTTTCACCAGATCTAGTTAATATGATATTTTTAATAGATTCTTTAATGGCCATTGCATCTTTTTTCAAATTTATATCATTAGTAAAGAAATTTTTACTTAAAAACATTGGAAGATCTGAAAAATTATTTTTTACTATTTTCATTTATTATATTTATATCATATATGCCGTTATTGGACTTATTCCGATGTCCGGGGAAACGGGTAAGGTATCTCTAGTCAAAACCAATTCCAAATACTGTACTGTTTCTTTCAAGAACTTATAATTCATACCAATTACCATCCATTTTCCACTTAGTACCTTTTCTTTATTTAAGTATAATGTTGGAGTTTGTGGGTTTTCATGATATATACGAACTATATCACCGATCTTGACTGTATCCGTTGCTGCAACAGTTATTGACATCTGTTGACTAGACAATTGATTCATAAGAGCCATTCTATGTAATGGAACATGGTTTGGTGTTCCCCAGAAAGTGGCATAAGTTCTTGTATATTTTAAATACTCGGCAAATTTTTTGCCTATTTCTGGACAATTGCAACTACATGGATTGTTT